ATGAGCCTCAGCCGTCGGCGACCTCGAAGCCCGGCATGCCTCCGCAAGTACCGACGCCACCGAAACCTCCGGCTCCGCCGAAGGCGTAATACCTATACAACTGAAGGAGTGGAAAAATGAGTGAACTAAACGGTGCGGGAGGGCTAGATCTTTCCCGCTTCGATGCAATGCAGGTTGCACAGGAGGAAGGACTGGATGTCGAAATTCGTGGACCCGACGGTAAGAAGTTGGGCTTCTCGATAAAGATAGCCGGTCCCGACTCCGTGCGCCAGCGTCAGGCTATCGAGAAGATGGCCTCGGAGCGCCTTGAGGCCAACGACCCGACGCCTCTTGCGGCGTCCGAACTCTTCGAGCGCCAGACACGCGGTTTGGCTATCGCTACGATTTCGTGGACCGAGTTCAAGTTGGACGGCGAGATCTACAAGTTGACTGAGGAGAATGCGTACAAACTCTATACCCGGTTCCCATTCATTCGTGATCAAGTGGCGGATAGGGCCGGGCGACGGTCGGCTTTTTTCGCATCCTCACAATCCGATGCCGCCACGCTATAAACGAATGGGTAGCCGGGCGCAGACCTATCCTCCCGGAAGCAGCCGCCTATCTCTTCGGCTACTTTCAGGAGCTCTGCTGGACGCGGCGACCCGGTTATGCCGGGGCACTCAGTCTAGAGTTCAAGGAGATCGAGGCGTGGTGTCGTTTATCCCGTCGGGTCTTAGAGCAGTGGGAGCTGAGGATACTTATCGAAATGGATATCGCCTACCTTCGTGCACTCAATGCACGGCATGAGGCAGAGAAGGAGCCGGAAGTAACCGTCACTCCTTCCGGGGAAACCGTTTCGACTCGTCCACTGACACCAGCTCTTTTTGACGCCCTATTTGGGGGCGTCAATGATAACCGCAACCGTAGGAGTGTGTGATGGCCACAGCTGAACTTGGCATCACAGTAAACACTTCTGGTGTTACGGGTGCTATACCTGACCTGAACAATCTAACGAAGGCGGTTCAGTCTACGGACGCCGCCGTTCAGAAGATGACCCAGTCCACGGGTCAGTCTTTCCAGAAGGCGGCGAACGACGCCGAGTCCTTTGCCCGGCGTATAGAGCGGGCGCTCGATATCAAGTCCCCTGCTGACATAGCGTCCCGCAGCCTCGGCCGGTCGGCGGATATCGCGGCCTATGGCGCGGAGCTGGACCGTCTTCGCACGAAGTTCAATCAAGCCCACTCGATCATGATGCAATACCGGACCTCGGCGAGCGAGATTCGGCAGGCGCATGCTACCGGGGCTATTTCAATCAACGAGATGAGCGTAGCCATGGAGCGGCTACGGACGACTACGCAACGGCAGGTAGAGACCGAGCGGCAACTTCGTAGTGGCCGAGGGCAGGGTGGCGGCGCGGGCGCGGGCGGCGGTGGCGCGGCGCGTGCGATGCAAGCCAATATGATGTATCAGTTGCAGGACGTTGCTGTAACGGCGGCGATGGGTATGAACCCCGCTATGATTGCCTTGCAGCAGGGCACGCAGCTTGGCATGAACTTCGCGCAGGCCGGTGGTGCAAAGGCCGGTTTGATGGGTATGGTTAGTGGGCTGGCTGGTATGCTTAGCATTACCCAGCTATTACCTATTGCCATAGTCGGTGTTGGCGCGGCCATGTATCAGTGGCTGAGCGGCGCGGATGAAGAAGTAAAGGATCTTAACACTGTCATAAAGGAGCACGAAGAAGCTCTTAATGGTCTCAGGGAAGCGTATGGTTTAACAGCCTTGAAGGCTGAGGACTTTTACGAGAGATCACGTGCGGCGGCGCAGGCGGTAGCCAGTGCATCAGCCTTGGAAATGGAGAAGAGACGTGTTGAAGAGGTAGGGCGTGTATATACTGAGACGCAAGAGTTCATCACGCCGCGTGGTACGCCAACGCAAGGTATTTTTTCCAGCACTACGCCAGATGAATTTAAGATGGCTGCAGCGGTGCAGGAGGCTATACGTACTGGTGACTTCCCCAAGATGGAACGTGAATTAGCGGCCATCGCCGGACATAATGATGAACTTATAAAGCAGATGAATATTTGGATCAACTCTGTTGATCCGCTTAGGAAAGTTAATGCTGAATTAGAGGCGCTGAATAAGACTCAGAAAGAGATCATACAAAATTTTGTACGCCCGGAGGGTAAACCGGCTGACCCGGCGTTTATCGAGCGGCAGCGTCAAGAGGCCGCTGCTGCAGAGCGGCGGCTACAAATAGAGCATGATCGTCGTATAGACGCGGCCAAGGCCGATGTCGCAGCGCTGAACGCGCGCTCCCCGGTCGAGAAAGCTCGCGCGGTACATATGGCCGAAGTGGCCAAATATATCGAAGGAGAAACCGAGCTAGAGAAGACTGACCGTATCAAGATAGCTTCGGCGCTGGCGCTCGCGCGGGCGGAGAAAGAAGTTGCAGACGCGCGCTCGTCACGGTTACAGGGTTATGACAAACTCGTTTCTGATGCTCAGTTAGAACTCGATATTATTGGCAAGACAGCCACTGAGCAAGCTGCACTGCGTAAAGAATACGAGCTAACGTATGAATTGCGTAAGTATGCCGCTGAACACGGTATTGCTGTAGATCAAAAGGAACTCGATCTTATACACGAAAAGGTCGAAGCCCAACGCCTATATACTGAAGCTTTGAACGAACAAAAATTGATGCAGGATTTGCTCTTCGAGCAGAGCCTATTGACTATGGCACCGGGCGAGGCATCCATAGCGCGGCGGCTGCGCGGTACGGGCCTTGGTATGGATAGCCCACACGCCGGGGTGATGCGTGACACCGCAGCTCAAACCGAGTTGATCAATTTTGCACAGAGTACAGCCAAAGACTTCCTCGGCAGCTTTGCTGATGCACTAACCAGCGGCGGCGAAGATATGGGCGAGGCGCTAGTTGAAGCTATGGTTGGTGCAGCTAACCGTACGCTGGACAAGATTATAGACCGACTGCTGGATGACATTATCAACACGTTGTTGTTCGGGCAAGGTGGACAAGGCGGCGGTAGCACTACAGGTGGTCTTGTAGGTACGTTGCTAGAAGCATTTGGTTTAGGTGGCGGCGGTGGCGCGGCTAACCAAAACTTCCCGGCTGGGCACGGCGTCTTGGCTGAAATGCTGGGCGTGGGTGCCAAGTCGGTTGCTGATACAGCCACCACCAGTGCAGTTTCAATGGGTAGTCTATCGCAGGCGGCATCTGCCATACGTATGATTGAGAGTGGTAGTTATGCGGGTAACTATAGTGCGTTGGGGCCGATAACCAAAAGCGGCGACCGTGCTTACGGTGCATACCAGATGATGGGTAATAATATTCCCAGCTGGTCGAAGCAGGCACTAGGCACCAGTATGACCCCACAAGAATTGTTGGGTGATAAGGCATCGCAGGATGCTATCTTTAAGGATATCTTTGGTGGTTACGCCAAGAAATATGGCCTAAGCGGTGCAGCTAACACGTGGTTTACTGGCTCACCCAAAGGTGGTGGTAGCGATATATTGGGCACTTCGGCCGGTGGCTATGTAGGCAAATTCAATAAAGCTTTGGCGGGTGCACCGGCTGGCGGCGATGCTGTAGATGATATGGCCACTAGCGCCACCAAGGCTACAGAGGCACTAGATAAGGTGCCTAAGAGCGCATCCAGCATTATTGAAGGCTTCACTGACCTTGAAGGTATCTCAGGCACGACAGCTAATGCACTCAGCGAACTGACTGGAGGTATGAGCGAGCTTGGTAAGACTCTCAGCAGCTTTATGTCTAGCGCGGGCGGCGGCGGTAGTGGTTGGTTCCAAGGTCTGATGGGTATGTTTGGCGGCTCGGGCGGCGCGCTTGACTGGATGACTGGTATCAGCCCTGGCGCAACGGCGTCTATCCTGGGCGCGGGCGGCGGCTTCACGGGCCTATTCCACAACGGTAACGTGGGTACGTCAAGCCGCACTTCACGTCACTTTGGTAGCATGGCTCCGTGGGCCGACGCCGTGCGCTTGCACGGAGGCAATATGTTCGCCGCCGATGAATACCCGGCTGTGCTACGGCAAGGTGAGCCGGTCTTCCCGTCTATGGCGGCGGCGCAGGCTACGCTCGGCGGTAAGACTATCGTGAATGTTCATAACTATGCCGGGGCGGACGTGAAGACCGAGTCCAAGAAAGAAAAAAGCGGTACGACGCTGGACGTGATAGTCGATCGTATGGTTGCAAACAGCTTGGATACTCGCGGGTCGGCTTCCAATAATGCCCTTCGCGGCAAGTTCAATGTATCCGAACGTATGAAAATGAGGTGATACGGTGCCGCAGAGCTGGCCCTCAGAGTTACCGCAAAGGTTTAGCAAGGACGGATACTCCGACTCCTTTGCGGATAACCGCATTGCTACCAATCCAGACCTTGGCCCGGCGCTCATTCGCTCGCGGGTAAGCTCTATGCCTCGCCCGGTTACTGGCGTCATGGTAATGAGCCGAGTACAGCTGGAGCGGCTGCGGAAGTTCTGGAAAACCGACACGTTGGACGGCAAGCTACCGTTCATTTTCCCCGACCCTACGTTTGGCTTCGGGTCGGCGTGGAATTACATACCGTACAGCGGCAATACCGGCGCAACTACAGACCCGACGCCCGGTACGCTCCCGACAGGCTGGTCGGGCCTAGGGATGCAAAACGGTATCTATAAGGAGGTCGTCGGGGCGGGTGTCGAGAGTGGTCTCGAATATGTCGATGTACACTTCTCCGGTGTAGGAGAAGCGAGCGCCGCCGCTGAAATATCATTTGTTTCGGCTGCTACCGCGCGGGCCGGGGAGACATGGGTATTGGCGGCAAATAGCCGATTGGTAGGTGGTTCGAAGACCAACGTGACACTTGTCGGTATGCATATGTATGACTCACCAACAACGGTGAGTAGCGGATTGACGAATTTCTTGACGAGTATATCCACCGACTCTTTGATCAACCAGCGGTATGCTACGAAAGCATGGAGAATACCCACGCCGGGCGCGACGGGTATACGACCATTCTACCGCGTGACGGGTAAGGTGGGCTTGCTGTCGGATATTACGCTACGGATAGCCGCGCCGCAGCTGGAGAAAGGTACGAGTGCCGCAACCAGATACATTCCTACGCCGAACACCGGGCGTCCGACGGCACGATTTGCAGGTGGGCCGCCTTCACCTTCATTCTTAGGTGGGGATGCCTGGTCGGTTAACATAAACTTGGAGATCTTTGAAGTATGAGCAAGAGCACGATATCGCTTAACTTCAGGCAGCAGATGTACATGCAAGAGTCCGACGAGGTCGCCATCGCCTTACTCGAACTCAAGCACCCGGATACTTCCGAAGTCCTTCTTATATCCGGGGATAATACCACGCTCTTGGACTCAGAACCAGAGCTGGTCTGGGGGACGGTCAGCCGGGGACGTACGTATATCTATCGGCCCCTTAGCCTGAGGCTGCCGAGCGACGTCGCTGATCGTCCCCCTAGGATGCACCTAGTCGTCGAGAACGTGACCGGGGCCATGGTGG